TACGCTATCTCGCCTTCACTAAACGTATCGGGCGGCCCCGGTATAGATTCGACTGTCCCTATAAATGAAACTGGTCCTGGATTCAATCCGGGAGACACCCACGCCACAGTGTAAATTCCGTTCTGCGACGGATTCGACGTTATCCCGGAGATTGTAAACTTATCACCCGGACTTAAATCATTCGCTGCATCATACCCGTCTATTTCGAACTTCGGGCCTCCATAATCACTATAATTCACTTGCCACTTACTAAATGAAGCGTACGACATATAATATTGCGACGAATCAAAACCTACCCCGATTTCTTCAGTATCATCACTAATAATAGTATCGAGGTCAATGTCTTCAATTTCAAGGTTGATATCTTCCTCAACGGCTGTCGGTAACAACGTCACGAACCCGGTCGTACATACTGGGCTAAAGTTATCCATTACGCGCTCAATCTTCGCAAGCACGATAGCACTTACTGTATCCGTATCAGAAACAAATAAACGAAGCTCAAATGTATAAGGATTGAATACTTCACTCCATGAACGAGGATTGACAATCTTATACGGGTCATATACTCCGAACTCATCCAAGTACAAATCCGGATAATCGGTAATTGTCCGAGCACTCAATCGCTCCGTATTATTTGAGCACAGTAAGAAATCCTTATATTCGATAAGTTCTATCTGCTTAACGCTTGTAATCAATCGAGCTGCTGCGGTAAATCCGAGCGGCGTTCCTTTTATCTTATATAGCCCGACGGCATCAAGAATCTCACGCCGCTGCCTATCAACGCTAAACTCTGTATTCAAACTCAGTCCGATAAGAGCTGCTATATAAGGAAGAACTCCATCAGTCGATTTCTCAGGGTTCCTCATATTATTGAACATCAAATCAATCATACCCTTGACGTCATCAAGCTCGAACCCGATAAGTTTGAAGAATCTCTGAAGCTGTCCTCTGGCAGTCTCGCCGTCCTCGGTTATATTATATGTCTCCCCTAAAGCTTCAGTCTCTTCGAGAACAGTCGCTACAGCATCAGGTCCCTGCTCGTCCTTAACCTGCTCGTTAAGCGGCATCTGACCCCACAACTTCTGTGGAAAATAGTTCCCCTGGTATGTAATAGCTGACTTCTGTACTCTGCGTCCCGAAATCCATCCGCCGTTTACTTCAGAAAAGCATGTATAAAAGTACGGGACAAACGGCTCAACATTCAAGTCAGAATGGTAATATTCCCCCTCCTGCATAATATCATCTTCAAGGATAATATCTCCATCATTCTCATTCACGGGAAAAGTATACGCTCTTCTGACTACTCTTAATTTAGTTACATCTTTTGCAAGAGGTATCTGATATGTTATCTTAATCTGCGGCTGCTCTCCGGCACGCTCGACTTCAAATACTTCCGCGAACCAATCGTCAGGATAATGCAGACGAAGCGTCGGTCCACTCGGCACTAAGTCAATCTTAAGATGACCGTACGTGATGAACTCTTCGATTATGCCGTTGTCGTAATCCGAATGCGGCGTAACCGTTAAGCCTATGTCACCAACATATGTTATTATCGCCATATTTTATCCACAAGGTCCAGACGTTCTTCCGCCTTCTTCGGGTATAATTACTTCGAGTTCGATATCCCCTTCGACAGGTATCTCAGCTCCCGTAGTAGATATATTCCCGATTTTAGGCGAAGTTACAAAACTAAACTCGTCTCCCTGAGCAGCATCCTGCTCACCGGAGTTAACAACAAAAGAAATCTCTTCATTATCAGAACTATATGGAACATCGATAGTCCCATTCGCATGGTCTCCGGTTTCAGAGCCGGTCACTTTGAACTCGTCTTTATTGATAAACGTACAGGTAAAAGTCTCGTCAACAGAATCTTTTCCGACTTCAAACCCCGTAACTGTCCAACCGCCGCTATTAATCCGATAAGTAGGATTCGGCTTGCGTGTTATTTCTGTAAGGTCAACGTGGTCAACTCCCTCAACCCCGTCGAGCATCGCCATAACATCACTAAGATAAACAGGCTGAGTCAAGTCAGCATTAACGCGCGTTTCTTCAAAATAAAGTTCAATAGCATCAGCAAGATTATTTTCAACATCCTCCTGGAGATAGTTGACATAACCGTACACACTCCCCTTCATATTGATTTCGACATCGTCAGCACGCTGTATTACTACTGAGGTGCATACCATGCGTTTTTCCTCAATCTCATTGAGTATGCGCTGCTCAAGCTCGCTTGATAACGGTCCGCCACCTTCGGGATAGACTGCAAGTGTTATGGCGCAGAATCCGCAAGATTCTATCTGCCCGCCTTGAATGACGGCGCAACGTGATACTCCCGGCACAGATTCACATATAGTCTTAAAGTCTTCGGCAGTAACGGCACGATACAGCGTACGTAAACTCTGTGGTCCTTTTCTTCGGGCCTCGTCAATAGATTCCTCGTCAGCTCCCCCGGACGCTTGTAACGGATTGGTGCATCCCGCGACTACTTTCGTATTGTAATCGATTACCCAATATATAGATTGAGGGGTGTTGATATTAACTATGGTATGCGCTCCGACATTCCCCTCTTCCCCGCCACCTACTCGATAAGTGGCTCTGACAACATTCCCGGCATTGAGCTGCTTCCCTTGTATGTTGTTTCCGAATTCGAGGTCTACATTTCCGTCAGCATCCGTATACAGCACAGTATTCTTATCGTCAAAATCTGCCTCGAGCCATGATTGTATAATAGGCCACTCATTAAAACCACCGCCTTCATCAACATAACTTTTTGTTGAATCCTGAATAATCCCCGTTTCCGGTATCCTAAAACGTAAAAACGCTTCGCTCTGAGATACTGCTGGAAACGTGTAAACTTTTGAAAGTCCTTCTTCCGCGCTAACACTATAAACATAGTCACCGACACTAACGGAATCGGGAGGAGTAACATTAAGTAATTCCCAATTACCGGTATTATTGACACGATAATACGCATCCTCGGCTACAACAAAATAAACAGTGTTTACTTCAAGCGAATCCTCTGCATCAGGTAAAGACGTATCAGTCGGAAGGTCATTATATTCCTGAACGACGGCTGCGATAGATTCATTGCCAAGCGTCCCGGCGCGAATAATGAGGTCATCGAGCGTCTCAAACAAGATACCCGTATCCCCTTCGAACAACGGATTCGTAAGCAACTGCGTCCCCTGCGCTACAACGGTATCTTCAGTCTGAACTGAAGCGAGTGCGAACACCATATCAACAGTAGCAGCAGACGGCCTGCTCATCTGATAATCAATCAAGTTCAATATGTTTATAGCAGATTCCCGCTTAATCAGCGTAGGCAGGTACGACTCATTATGAACACGGTCAATGTAATAATGAAGTACATCACCCATCATCGAGAAAAGACGAATTAGCGCAATACCGAAATCATTCTCGTTATGCTGAGTCCATTCTGGCAGGAAAAATGGGATAGTCGCTATCATATCATCTTTGATAGCTTCAAAATCCCTGCTAGAATAATCTATCGTGGGAATACGTCCCCTTGTTACCATACTAAGCCTCCTGCGGCAGATAGAACGGATACACCATTGAAGTAGGCTGATGTGTCTGTAATATAAAAAAGTCGATGCCTATCTCAAGGATTCCTTCCTTGTACCTACCTCTATTTACTGTAACTGAAATAACTTGTACTCGCGGCTCCCAGCGCTCGAGCGATTCAATAATAAAATGCTGTAACAATGAATCGTTAGAAGGGTCATTAATCGTGAATACCAAGTCATAGATACTGCTACCAAAATCCCGCGTCCCCGGATACTCGCCGAAGCTTACGTCAAGAATATGAACAATACTCTGAACGATATTTGTATCGCCCTCAGTACTATTCACTCCCCCATTATTGGGGTTGATGCTGAAAGGATATTGAAAACCCCTTCCAATTACATCATTCGACGGTAATTGCCCGTTCCCGTTGGACATTCTGCGGTCCTCTCTTCTTAATTATTAAATGAAGTACGTGATTTATCTTAGAAAACGATGCGATATCATCGCGCATCTCACGTAACTTTGATTTCAATGCATACTTTTCTTTCAAAAGCTCATCAGGTTTTAAGTCAGCTATCTTCTGACGAAGATTATCTTCAGCAAGACTGAAGAACTTCTTTATCAGAACAATCTCGATAGCATAATTCTTATTGCCATCCATAAACTCCTGAAGCTTTCCGGCAAAATCGGCAAGACGATTAGCTTTATTACTTAACATCTCGCGTTTAGAATTAACTTTGTTGATTTCGGCAATAACTTCTTTGAGTCTCGTCTCCACCGATTCCTTCACAGCGGGTGCGACAGTCATACTCGATTCCGAAACCATCTGTACGAACGCGTCTTTATCGGCACTGCCGAGCTGCTCGTAAAATGTTCTTAGTCCGTCCATCATTGACCTTTCTCTACGCTCCTATTCCTGGATATACTTTAGGCTCTGGTGATTTCCATTTTGGAATGGGCTTTGCAAACTTCTCAAAAGCAGCCATCTTAGCTGCGTTCTGGTTCTGAACATCCGATGCCCACTTACCCATGAACGAATCACTCAATCCACCTTCAGTGGTTCCGACCGCCCATTCCTTCCACTTCTTCAAGTGTTCGGCTAGAGGACTCGATTCGATAGCATCACATATTGCTTGTATACATTTAATAATAGATTCCATTACTTTAATAAATCCGTATATCTGCGCTTTAAGAACATTGGCACTCTGGTTAATTTT